GTCCCTGGGCGCCTACAGCTATATGGCCGGCGGTGGCTCGTCCACTCCGCTGCGCGTGTCGCTCGAGCTGACCCAGGACAGCACGTTCGACATCGAGGGACTCGTCTCGCGCAAGCTGGGCGAGCGGATCGCCCGTATCCAGTCCGCGCACCTGGTGACCGGCACCGGCGTCAAGCAGCCACTGGGCGTGATCACCGGCCTGACCGGGCAGGTCCTGAACGCGAACACCGGCGTCACCTATGACGACCTGGTGAACTTCATCCACTCGGTGGACCCGGCGTACCGCGAGAGCGGTTGCCGCTGGACGTTCAACGACAAGTCGTTGGCCACGCTGGAGAAGATCAAGGACACCAACGGTGACCCGATCTGGCGCCCGCTGGGCTCGGTCAGTGTGAACATCGGTGACCCGCTCGGCTCGGGTTCGCTCATGGGCTACCCGGTCACGATCGACCAGGGTTTCGCGGACATCTCCTTGGCGTCCAGTTCGGTGAACTGGGGCGCGTTCGGCAACCTGTCCGAGGGCTACGTCATCCGGCGTGTCCGTGACGTGGCTGTCCTGGTCAACCCCTACAGCCGCATGGCGAACCGGCAGGTTGAATATTCCTGCTGGGCGCGGATGGACGCCACCCAGCAGAACATCAACGCCTACTCGGCGCTCTCTGGCCACAACGGCTGATCGGAGATAGGGACAATGACCGTACGTGACCTGCTCGCTTCCGAGATCAAGGTTCTCGGCTCGGCGAAGCTCACGATGAACACCGCCACGACCACGTCGTTCGACTTCGGTACGCCGGATGACCTGAACCTGGCCAAGCTCGCCAACTACCGGCCGGGCGACCGCATCCTGATCCTGTTCGATGCCAGTACGACCGGCACCACGGACACGACCAGCTTCGTGGTCCAGGACGCCCCGGACAGCTCCGGCTCGATCGGCAGCACGGCGACCGCGGTCACCGATGGCACGCTGACCGGCGGCACCGGCGACCAGTACGCGGTGACCGGCGTGCAGCTCCAGGCCGGCCGGCCTTGGCTGCGTTGCCGTGCCACCCACAGTGGCGCGACGGACACCACAGTCATTCAGGTGACCGTGATGTCCGTGCCGCGAGCGTTGGTCTGAGGGCGGGGCAGCCGTGACCTGGGCACCGGACTACATCACCAGTGCGGACCTCAAGGCGTACATCCGAATCACCGACATGGTGGATGACGCACAGGTTGCCCTGGCGGTCACGGCTGCTTCCCGCGCGATCGATTTCAGCACCAACCGGCAGTTCGGCAAGGTCTCGGCCGCCGAGGACCGGTTCTACCGCGTCGAGCAGCGCGGCGGCCGGCACGAGTTCGGGAACTGGGAACAGTTCCGGCACTGGGGCGCGCCGCACATCCACCACCTGGTGGTGGAGATCGACGACCTGATGGACCAGACCGGGCTGACCGTGACCGTGGACGGGACCGCGACGACGGACTTCACCCTGCTGGAGCGCAACGCCGCGGCCAAGGGACGACCCTGGACCAAGCTGCGGTTCGGCGACAGCATCACATTCGTGCGCGACCCTGAGGTAACCGTGCACGCGCCCTGGGGCTGGAGTGGCACGCCGGACACCATCAAGCAGGCCGCCCTGCTCCAGGGCTCCCGGTTCATGGCCCGCCGAGACTCGCCCTACGGCGTGGCCGGATCGCCGGAAGCGGGCAACGAACTCCGGTTGCTGGCCAAGCTCGACCCCGACGTGGCGCTCGCCGTGCGGCCGTACTACCGCTGGTGGGGTGCCCGATGAATCTGGCCGACGTGATGGACGAGCTGGGCACGGCGCTGGAGACCGTGGCCGGTCTACGGGTCTTCCCGTACTGGGCTGACCGCATCACGCCCCCGGCCGCCGTTGTGGCCTGGCCAGACCCGGTGACCTACGACGCCACCATGGCACGCGGCATGGACACGATGACGCTGCACCTGTTCGTCATGGTCGGCCGGTACGACGCGCGCAGCACCCGTGACCGGCTGGCCCAGTACCTGCACGGCAGCGGCACGACGAGCATCAAGAAGGCGGTCGACGGCGGGACCTACACGTCGTGCGACTCGGTCACGGTCCAATCCGCCATCGTCGACGCGTACGCGGTGGCCGGCGCCGACGTCCTGGGCGCGGACTTCACGCTGCTGATAGTCGGAAAAGGAGCTGTGTCATGACGTTCATCCATGGCAAGGGACAGGTCTTCCTGTTCGCCACACACGATCTCTCGGCCTATCTCAACAACGTGGCGTACAAGCGCAGTGCCGACAGCCACGACGTGACCACGTTCGGCGCGACCGGCCACGCGTTCCAGGGCGGCCTGACGAACGGCACCTACACGCTCACCGGCACCTACGACAACGGCGCGAGCAACACGCCCAAGACGCTCATCGAGGCGGCCCTGGGCGGCGCGCTCCAGGCGGTGGACTACCGGGAGGCCGGCACCGCCACCGGCAGGACCACCAGCACCGCGAACGCGCTCGTCACGGCGTACGAGGAGTCCGGCCCGGTGGCCGACATGATCAGTTGGACAGCGACGCTCCAAATCAGCGGCGCCGTGACCGTAGGGGTGCAGCCGTAATGGACAGAGACCTGCTCAAGAAAGCCCGCCTCGTCGAGGAAGACGTGGACCTGCCCGGCGTCGGCACCGTGCGGGTGCGGGCCATGTCCCGCGCGGAAGCGATGCGGATCAAGGACAAGTCGATGTCCGTGGCCAAGATGGAACAGATCATCCTGAGCACGGCCATGCTCGACCCGGTGATGTCCGTCGACGACGTTCGGGAATGGCAGGAGGCCAGCGGTGCCGGCGAGATTGAGTTGGTCGTCGCGGCCGTGACGCGCATGTCCGGGCTGGAGCGCAACGCGGGCAAAAGTGATCTACCTGCGGATGGAGAATGACCCCGATCTGGAGTTCGAGTTCTACCTGGCCGACCGGCTCAGCATGACTGTCCACAATCTCCGGCGGACGATGTCCAACGAGGAGTTCGTCTCCTGGGCCATATTCCACGGACGCAAGGCGCAACGCCAGGAACTGGCAACGAAGATGGCCAGCAATAGGAGGTGATCACGGTGGCCGACGAGTTCATCAAGATCCGCGTTGACGGGCTGAAGGCGCTCAACAAGTCATTGAAGGATCTCGGCTCCGATCTCCCCAAGGCGCTCCGGTTGGCCGGCAACGAGGCCGCGGACATCGTGGTGGCCACCGCGAAGCCCAAGGTGCCCAGCGGCCCCGGTAAGGGCGGCCACGCGGCCAGCAGCATCAAGACGGCCAGCACGCGCACCGCGGCGCGGGTCAAGGCCGGCGGGACGCGCTTCCCCTACTTCCCGTGGCTGGACTTCGGCGGCAAGGTCGGCCGGCACAAGAAGACCAACCGGCCGTTCCTGCGCAGTGGCCGGTACGTGTGGAAAGCCTACGGGGAGAAGCACAAGGACGTGGCGACCGTGCTCGGCGTCGCCCTGGACAAGGTCATCATCGACTCTGGTCTCGGTCCGATCAAGGGCGGTGAGTGATGAGCACTCTCGGCCCCACGGTGACGCTGACGTTCGCCGGTGACGCGACCTCGGTGGACAAGGCCGTGGCCAAGGTCGGCAGCTCGACGGAGAAGCTCGCGACCTCGGTCGGCGGCTCGACGAAGAAGATCGGCGAGGCCGGCGAGGGGATGAAAGGCAAGCTCACCGAAGCGGCGGACGGCAGCGAACAGAAGCTCATCGGCCTGCACGACGTCGTCGACGGGCTCGGCGGCACCATGCAGGGCTTCAAGGATGGCTCGGTGTCCGAGGTCGCCCAGGGGTTGGCCGACATGGCTGGCGGCATCGCGTCGTTCGTGATTCCCGCGCTCAGCGGGCTGGGCGGCGGATTCGGCAAGGCGGCGACCGCCGTCAAGGGCTTCTCGCTCTCGCTGCTCACGTCCCCGATCACGTGGATCATCCTGGGCATCATCGCCCTGATAGCGATCATTGTTCTGATGGTTACGCATTGGGACAAGGTGAAAGCCGTCGTCGGCGTGGTCGGCAACTTCATCAAACAGATCTGGGGCGATGTGTGGGGATTCCTGTCCGGAATCTTCGGCAAGATCGACCACGTCGTGAGTTCGATGTGGGACGGCATGGGTGGCGGCCTGAAGGGTGCGCTCAACTTCGTGATCGGCGTGCTGAACCACGGCATCGACGCGATCAACGTGCTGATCCTTGGCGCCAACAGCGCGCTGGGCTGGACCGGGTTTCACCTCGGCGACATACCGCATATCCCGAAGCTGCACACCGGCGGCATCGTTCCCGGCTCGGTCGGCAGCGAAATGCTGGCGGTGCTCCAGGCCGGCGAGCAGGTCATCCCGGCCGGCGGTGGCCAGGCCGGTGGCGGAATGACCCTGCGGGTCTCGGCCAGCGCGGACAGCGCGGTCGCCACGATGTTCCAGTCCCTCGTCCGGCAGAACAAGATCCAGTTGGTTGATAGCAACGGACAACGGGTAAAGGTGGGCTGATCGATGTCCTACATCACGTGGAACGGTCCCATGGTGACGACCGCGGCGCCCGCCAAGGTCGCGACCGGCACGGCGATCAAAACGCTGCTCCAGCTCGCAGCGCCCGCCACGCGCAAGCTGTCCATCGTCGGATGGGGCATCAGCTTCGACGGCGCGGCACTGGCCAGCCCCGGCGTGTGCGAACTCGTCCAGACGGACGTAGGAGGCACCATCACGCCCGCCATCGCGGCCGGTATCCAGCCCTACGACGACGACTCGGCAGCGGCCAGCCTGCTCACGATCACGGGTACCACCAACACCGGCTATACCTGCTCATCCGAGGGCTCGACCACCGCGACGCGCTCGTTCGACACGCAACTGATCGACCCGGCGAACGGGTACGTCGCCTGGTTCCCCGAGACCAAGCGGCCGAAGGTGGCCGTGTCCAAGTTCCTGCGCGTCCGGGTCACGTTCGGCACCACCACGAACGCCCTGACGTACGTTATCTGGGACGAGGTCTGAGCCATGCCAGGGACGTTCGTCTCCAACCCGCCGAACCGGTGGCGTCGCCGGTCGAGCGGGTCGACGACGTCCCGGCGTGGCCACTTCATCATCGACGCCGACGCTGGCGTTCCGATCCTCACCCAGCAGTTCGGCGACGCGCTCAAGCTCGTGGTCGAGATCGCCTGGGGTGCCAACATCGCGGCCGCATCGGGCACCTGGGCATGGTCCGACGTCACGCGGGACGTTCTGCTGGACGACGCCGTGGAGATGATCCCCGGCCGCAGCGACGAGTCCTCGACGACAAACCCTGCTATCTGCAAGTTCACGCTGGACGACCGGGCGAACAGGTACAGCGTGTCGCCACTGGCCAGCAACTGGCCGAACGTCCAGCGCGGCACCCCGGTCCGCGTCCGTGTGGTCTACCTCGGCGTCAGCTACACCCGGTTCGCCGGCTACGCGACCGGATTCAATCCGTCCTGGGACGAGACCGGGAGGATCTCGCGCAGCGCGGTCACGGCCGCGGGCGTCATGCAACGGCTCAGCCAAGGCAACGATCCGCTGCGCTCGCCGCTGGAGCGCGCGCTCGCCGGCGCGTCCCCGGCGCCCATCGTCTACTACCCGCTGGAGGACGGCGCCAACTCGACCTCGATCTACTCGCCGCTGGCCGGTGCCCGGCCGCTGACGTTCATCGACCTGAACTTTGCTTCGGCGCCCGGCCTGACCGGTAGCGGCCCGGTGGCCACGTGGAACGCGGACAGCACCGCGACGTTCAACGTGTCGCCCTACACGCCGTCGCAGCACTGGGAGTTCCACTGGTACCAGAAGTACAACCAGCCGAGCAGCGACACGCAGGTGTGGAAACTGGTCACCACCGGCACATACGACACCTGGGAAGTGATCGCGAACAGCACCGGCACCGGCGCGAACACGGTCACGGTCAACGCCTACTCCGGCGGGGTCCAGACCGTTCTCGTCAACGCCGTGGCGTTCCCCGACTTCTACACCAACTGGACGCACGTGCGGCTGATCCTGGACGAGGTCGCCGGCACACTCACGTGGACGTTCGAGTGCTTCAAGCTCGGCGGCCTGACTGGCGCACTGTCGTTCGGGTTCCTGCTCGGCAGCGCGGGCATCGTCCAGTATGGATACTCGCCGGCCAGCTCGACGCTGGCCGGTATCGCCATGGGCCACCTGTCGGTCTGGGCGGTCGCCCCCGGTCTGAACCAGGATGCGGCGCAGACCGGGTACACCGGCGAGAACTCCACCACCCGCATCAGCCGGCTGTGCGCGGAGCAGGCCGTTCCGATCGTCGTGGCCGGCAGCAGTAACCAGCCGATGGGGCCTCAGCCGGTCAGTGACCTGGTCTCGCTGCTCCGTGAGTGCGAGCTGGTCGACGGCGGCGTGCTGTATGACGGGCAGGACTTCGGCCTGTCCTATCTCAACCGGGACCACCGCGAGAACCGCGCGGTAGCGATGACACTGGACGCGTCCGCGAAGGTGCTCGGCGTCGGGTTCCGCCCGGTGCACGATGACCAGAAGATCCGGAACCGGTGGACCGTGAGTCGAACGAACGGCTCATCGGCCACTGTGGAGCAGGCGACCGGCCCGACCGGCTCTGGCGTGATCGGCCTCTACTCGGACTCCAAGACGCTGAACACGGCTACGGACACCGTGTTGGCCGATCAGGCTGGCTGGCGGGTGAACCTGGGCACGGTGCCGTTCTACCGCTACCCGACGCTGATGATCTCGCTCAACGCCACGCCGTCGCTGCTCGCCCAGTGGCTGGCGACCGCACTGTTCACGCGGATACAGATCACCAACCTGGGCTCGGTCGCTCTGGGCCAGCCCAGCGCCCTGGTGGACCTCGTCATGGAGGGCTACGACGAGGTGATCACCAGCACCACGTGGGATGTCGTGGCGAACTGCTCACCCTTCGATCCCTGGGCGGTTGCCGTGTTGGCTTCGGATTCCGGTGACACCGGCGAGTTCCTGTGCCGGCTGGACACGGACGGCGCGACCAGCGCGGGCGCGGCGGCCGGCTCCAGCTCGCTCACCGTGACCACGCCGTCCGGTCCTCTCTGGACCACTACGGCCGACGACTTCCCGCTGTACGTGACGATCGGCGGGCTGCGCATCACGGTCACCAGCATCACGGCGGCCACCTTGAACGCCAACCCCACATTCGAATCCAGTGTTGCACCGTGGACCGCGTCGGGCGGAACGGTGGCCCAGTCCGGTACACAGAAGCACTCCGGCAGCTTCTCGGCCCAGATCACCCCGGACGGCGTCACGGCCGTCGTGGGCATCGTGTCCGAGAAGATCCCCGTTACCGCCGGACGCACCTACATCGTGACCGCGTGGGTATGGGTCACGTCGACCGTGACGGGTCTCTATTCGACCGCGGTGTCGTGGTTTGACTCGGCCGGGGTGTCGGCCGGGAACTCGGTCACCCTGGCGTCGGTCCCGTCCGGAGTGTGGACACAGGTGACGGCCACCTACACGGCGCCAGGGAATGCGGCCACGGGAACCATCGTCCCGCTGATCCAGGGCACGCCGGCCGTCGGGCAGATCTGGTACGTCGATGACGCCACCATGACCGGGCCGCCGCAGACCTTCACGGTCGACCCGGCCACGGTCCTGAAG